CGTTGAACCAAAAATCAATCAACTACGCTCCTTGCAAAATCCTCAAACTCGCTGATACAATCTCAGCACGCACTAAAACTAGGTCTTGTGACCTCAATCAATAATCTAAAATCCGATCACAAAAATGCTCGCAAGCGCACTGATCGCTCTGCAAAGCTGATCGCTGAGTCGCTTCAGCGTTACGGTGCAGCTCGTAGCATTGTCATTGACGAAGACAATCGTATCCTCGCTGGCAACGGCACAATTGAAGGCGCCAAGCAAGCTGGCATCAAAAATGTCCGCGTCATCGAAACAGACGGCAGCGAAATCATCGCCGTCAAACGCACCGGACTAACTGAAGACGAAAAGGTAGGACTTGCGCTCGCAGATAACAGATCCAGCGATCTCTCGGACTGGGATGCTCAAATGCTGCAGCAGCTCAGCGAAGAGCACGACATCGCCCCATGGTTTGAGCAGGAAGACCTAGATGAAATCATTGGTGAAGTTGAGCAGCTACCAGCAGAAGGCAACACAAATCCAGACGACGTTTCAGAACCACCAGAAGACCCGATCACCAAACCAGGTGACCTTTGGATTCTCGGCAACCACCGCCTCCTCTGCGGTGACAGCACCAACATCCAGCACGTTGAACGCCTCATGGATGGCAAGAAGGCCGACATGGTGTTCACTGACCCGCCGTATGGCATCGCTTACAAGTCGCCTTCAGGCTCTGGCATGACCAAGCGAGGCGATTATGCAGTTATCAAAGGAGATACAGTGCCTTACGACCCAGGTCCTTTGTTTGGTCTCTGCGACCTTGTTGTTGCGTGGGGAGCTAATCATTACGCAGATAAACTTCCGCCTAGCAGGGCTTGGCTTGTCTGGGACAAGAGAGAAGGCGATGCTATTAACAACAATTCCGACTGCGAGCTTGCATGGGTTAGCCAAGGTGGTTCCGCTCGCTTGTTCCATCACAAGTGGAATGGCATGATCAAAGCCAGCGAGAAGAATGAAAAACGAGTTCACCCCACTCAAAAGCCAGTCGCCTTGGCCGAATGGGCATTTGAATTGCTTGACGCTGGCACCACGATTGTTGACCTCTACGGCGGTAGCGGCTCCACTCTCATCGCTTGCGAGAAAACCTCACGCCACTGCCGAATGATGGAACTCGACCCCGCTTACTGCGACGTGATCGTCAAGCGCTGGGAAGACTTCACCGGCAATAAAGCTATCCTTGAAGAATCACCGGAGGCCTTCTAATGGCTCCTCCAAGAGGCACTAAACAAGAAACAATCGACCGCGCTAACCGCTTCGCTCGCATCATTGCTAGCGGCGGTAGACGTTCAGACTGCATTCGATATGCCTCCGAAAACTGGGGGGTAGGCCCACGTTCCTGTGACCAATACCTCAAACTCGCACGCGAGCAGCTCAAAGCTGATTGGGATATCGAACGACCACAAATGATCGCTGATCTCCTGTCGCAGTGCTCCACACTGCAGATGGAAGCACGTCGCGCTGGGCAATATCACATCGCTCTAGGCGCCATCAATACCGCTGCTCGCTTAGCGCAGCTCTGCTCGTGAGCATCCTCGCTGCAGCACCTGAAGGTCACGTCCTACAACAGCTCAACCATTTCGGTGAGTTAGTAGACACCGATCATCTCCTGCGGCGCATCCACGCTGACCTTCACCCTGGACAGCTAGCCTTCGTCACCGACGATCAAACCCAGATCATCGGTATTAGTGCCGGTTACGGCGCAGGCAAAACCAGAGCGTTAGCCGCGAAAGCTGTAACCCTCGCTGCTGCCAATCAAGGTTTCATCGGTTGCGTCATGGAACCAACCGGACCCCTGATCCGTGATATTTGGCAAAACGACTTTGAGGATTTCCTAGAGCACTACGACATCCCTTACACCTTCCGCGCTTCACCGCTGCCGGAATACATGCTCCACCTACCAGGTGGTGACACCAAAATCCTGTGCCGTAGCTTTGAAAACTGGTCACGCATCATCGGTCTTAACCTTGCCTGGGTACTGGCAGACGAGATCGACACTGTGACACCTGCCATCGCAAACAAGGCGTTTCCCAAAATCCTTGGTCGCTTGCGCTCCGGCAACGTCCGTCAATTCGGCGCCGCATCAACGCCTGAAGGCTTCCGCTGGATGTGGACCACCTTCGGCAGTGAAGACGCACAAACAAGGCAGGATCGCAAGCTAATCAAAATGCGGTCCGTTGATAACCCGCACTTACCGCCAGACTTCATAGAGCGCCTTGAAGCGAACTACGATCCAACACTGCTGAAGGCTTATCTAGACGGTGAGTTTGTCAACCTAACCACCGGCACGGTCTACGACAGGTTCGACCGCACCAAGCACGTCATCAGCAAACTGCCAGACACTGAGCGTGAACCGCTACGCATTGGCGTTGACTTCAACGTCGGCAATATGTCCGCTGTCATCGGCGTGAAGCTGAACAACACGCTGCTCGTGATCGACGAAGTAAGCGGTGCTCACGACACCGATGCACTGGCGCAGCAGATCAAAGCGCGTTACCCCAACCGTCAGATCTACGTCTACCCTGACGCCTCCGGTGGCAACCGCAGTACCAACGCCAGCCAAACCGACATCCAGATCCTTGAGTCGTACGGCATGGCAAACCAGTCACCACGCGCTAACCCACCAGTCAGGGACAGGGTTTCTGCTGTGCAGGCGCTACTCGAAAATGGCAAGGGACAGGTCAGGCTGCAGATCAGCGCAACCTGCAAGCGAATGATCGAATGCCTAGAGCTGCAGTGCTACACGGAAAAAGGCGACCCTGACAAGGATTCTGGGCATGACCACATGAACGATGCCTTGGGTTACCTGATCTGGCGTGAGTTTAATCCGCTGCATATGGGCGCTGGCAGGTCTACTGGCATCCGCCTGTATTAGTGCTATCTTTACTGGGTCCGCTTTACCCCTACTCATGCTCAAGGGTTCCGAACTACTCGCCAAGGTCAAAGAGCTCAAAGATCTCAACAAATCAGATCTTGTCCGCGAGTGTGGCTACACCGACAAAAACGGCAAGCTCTGCTACACCGCCTTCTACGAAGCACTGCTGGAAGCCAAGGGCTTTGAAATGAAGTCCAACAGCAAGCGTGGTCGTGCCTTGACCTACAAAACCAAGGTGCAGTTCAACGGCAAGCTGCAGATCGGTGAAGGCTACGTTCAGGAAATGGGCTTTAAGCCCGGTGACGAGTTTGAGATCAAGATTGGTCGCAAGTCCGTCACGCTGCAAGCTGCCAGTGCATCTGCTGAAGTAGCTATCGCTGCTTGATCTAATAGGGCTGGCTAATGTCAGCCCTACTCCTCCCATTCTCTCTTCTTTTCCATTCTCGTCCAGTCTCATGCTCGAACTAACCTCGCAAGAAACTCAGGCCAGCGAATTCAAATTCACGCGCGCAAGAATCATTTCAAAGGGTGATCCAAACTCAAAATGGGTGCGTGCCATTTTGCCTAATGGGGAAGAAACATTTCTTTTCCCTGACGACGAAGAAACAATACTGCCTAAAAACTATTCAATAGGTGTGTTTATTTTTGTTGAAAACCCACGCTCTTGCCGCAATCCTGGCGCAACAAAATGGACAACTAAGGCAATGCACGAATGCTTTCAGTTACCAGAGCTAAAACAGCTTGAAATCACTGAGCAAGAGCTCCCGATATTCCGTCCTGCTGACTATGGACTTCAAGCACCTATGCCAGTGGCAACAGAGGCAGAGCAAAAGCCGACCATTGAAAAACCAAAGAAACGGAAGTCTGTTACTGCAACCTTTACGCCAGATCAAATCATGGTGCTAGAGAAGATAGCAGCCGATCAGGGTCTTGAGGGGCATTATCGGCTTTCTGATGCGTTAAAGGTTTTAGTGGATCGCAATCGGATCGTTTAGGCTAAAACTGTTCCCGCTCTGCTAGGCATCGGGCTTCCTATGGGGTTGGCTAACGCCAGCCCCTAAACTTTGATTATCGAAGCGGCGCCATGTACTCAGGGTATAACTTCTACGACCGCCCCATGGCGCGGAGCACCGTTACCAAGGTCAACGATGCCAACTCCGCATGGCACGCTCAGGAGCCGCACTGGATCCTGATTGAAGACCTACTGTCCGGCACCTACGGGATGCGTCGCAAGCATCGCCGTTACCTGCCCCAAGAACCACGCGAGCTAGACGAAAGCTACGACAACAGGCTCGCACGTTCAGTATGCCCGCCTTATTACCAGCGGCTTGAGCGGATGCTGGCTGGCATGTTGACACGCAAGCCTGTCCGGTTAAACGATGTATCTGACATCGTGCGTGAACAGCTATTTGACGTT